CTTTCCCTTCGTTTACAAAATGGTTCTCAAATTAAGGCTATTGCTAGTTCTCCTGATGCAGGACGTTCGGAAGCCTTATCACTTCTAATATTTGATGAGGCTGCTTTTATTGATGATATTGATGAGATTTGGGTATCAGCTCAGTCTACCCTTTCAACGGGTGGTAGTTGTATTGCCCTTTCTACTCCTAATGGTGTTGGTAATTGGTTTCATCAAACTTGGTTAGGAGCAGAAGAAAGTAGAAATCCATTCAATACAATCAGATTACATTGGACTGTACACCCTGAAAGAGACCAAAAATGGAGAGATGAACAAGAGAAATTATTAGGACCTAAGAAAGCAGCACAGGAGTGTGATTGTGACTTTGTATCTTCTGGTGAAACAGTAATTGAACCCGAAACCCTAATGTTCTATAAAGAAACCTATATACAAGACCCAATTGAAAAAGGTGGATTTGATGGAAATCTTTGGAAATGGGAATATCCTGATTATTCAAAATCTTATATGGTAGTAGCCGATGTGGCTAGAGGTGATGGAGCCGATTATTCCACATGTCATGTAATTGATATAGTTAATTCGGTTCAAGTAGCAGAATATAAAGGTAAAGTAGATACAAAAGATTTTGGAAACTTCTTAGTATCACTTTCAACTGAATATAATGATGCTTTACTTGTCATAGAGAACGCAAACATTGGTTGGGCTACAATTCAGCAAGTAATTGATAGAGGATATAAAAACTTATTTTATATGAGTAAGGATTTAAAATATATTGATATTGAGCATCAAATGACAAATAGATATAGAGCAGAAGAAAAGGGATTAGTAGCTGGTTTCTCAACTACTTCTAAAACTAGACCTTTAATTATATCTAAATTAACTGATTACTTTAGAGAAAAAGGAATTATAGTTAGGTCATCACGTTTAATAGATGAGCTATTTACATTTATTTATATGAATGGTAGAGCTGAAGCTATGAAAGGTTATAATGATGACTTGGTAATGGCATTTTCAATTGGATTATGGGTTAGAGATACTGCACTTCGTTTAAGACAGCAGGGTATTGATTTAACAAAGCAAGCTGTTAGTGGTATATCATCAAATGCAAATCAGGGAATTTATGGAGGTAATAATTCAATGGATGATAATCCTTGGAAAATGAGAGTTGGTGATGGATTTGAAGATTTATCTCAATGGTTATAGGGTTTTGATATTTTACGATATTTATGTTATATAATGTCAAAATAGAATTTTTTAGAAATTAATAATAAATTATGGCAGAGCAAGAAATGGAAGGTAGAAGTTTTTTTGGTAGATTAAAGAAATTGTTCTCAACCAGCGCAATCGTAACCGTTGACAAAGATGGTAAGCGTAAGGTTGTAGATACAGATGATAGACAAATGAATACAAATTTTGTAAATCTAAGAGATAGATATACAAAGTTACAAAGGTCTTATTACGAAACTAATCAGGGTGCACAATCTATGGCATACCATCAGGTTCGTAGAGAGTTATTTAGAGATTACGATGCTATGGATAATGACCCAATTATAGCATCTGCATTAGATATATATTCGGATGAATCTACAACTAAAAATGAATATGGTGATATTCTTACAATTAAATCAACAAATGAAAATGTAAGTTCATTACTTCATAATCTTTTTTACGATATAATAAATGTAGAATTTAATTTATGGCCTTGGGTTAGAAATTTAGTTAAATATGGAGATTTCTTTTTAGCATTAGAAATAGCAGAGGGTAAAGGTATTATAAATGTAATACCATATTCTGTATATAACACAGAAAGGTTAGAAGGTACTGACCCTAATAATCAAAATTATGTTAAGTTTAAAGTTGAATTAGATAGATTTGGTAAAAAAGAATATGAGAACTATGAAATGGCTCACTTCCGTTTATTATCAGATACTAACTTCCTTCCGTATGGTAAAGCAATGATTGAAGGTGGGCGTAGAGTTTGGAAACAATTACAATTGATGGAAGATGCGATGTTAATTCATCGTATTATGAGAGCACCTGAAAAAAGAGTATTCAAAATAGATATTGGTAATATCAACCCTCAAGAAGTTGATAACTATATGCAAAAAATTATTAACAAAATGAAAAAAACTCCATTTGTTAATAAAGATACTGGAGATTATAATTTAAAATATAATATTCAAAACCTTACTGAAGATTTCTTTTTACCTGTTAGAGGTGGAGATAGTGGTACATCAATTGAAAATTTAGCAGGATTGGAATATGCAGCAATAGAAGATATTGATTATTTAAAAGCTAAATTATTTGCAGCTTTAAAAATTCCAAAAGCGTTTTTAGGATATGAAGAAGATGTAAGTGGTAAAGCAACACTTGCAGCACAGGATGTTCGTTTTGCTAGAACTATTGAAAGAATTCAAAGAACAGTTGTTAGTGAATTATATAAAATAGCCATTGTTCATTTGGCAGCTCATGGAATAGATGATTCTGAAATGACAAACTTCCAACTTACTTTAACTAATGCTTCTACAATTTATGAGCAAGAAAAGGTAAATCTTTGGAGTGAAAAGACAAGATTGGCCGGCGATTTAAAACAATTAAATATGTTATCATCTGATTGGGTATTCCATAATGTGTTTGGTATGAGTGAGGAGGAAATGGATACTGAAAGAGCTAAGATGGTATTGGATTTAAAAGACCGTTTCCGTTATAACTCAATAGAACAGCAAGGACAAGACCCTGCTAACCCACCACAACAAACTAATGTTGAGGAGGAGATTGAAAAAATGAAGCAGGAGATAAATGATAATGATAAAGGTGGTAGACCAAGAGAAGGAAACACATACGGAAAAGATAAACATCCGTTAGGTAGAGACCCATTGGGAAACAAAGAAAACGAAGCTGAGAGAAAAAGGGAAACTCGTACAAACGAATCAAAAAGAAAATTAGCACAAGAATATATTAATGGGATTTCATCAAAAAAGAAGATTTTAAGTGAAAAATCTGAAAAATCTAGCCTTTTAGATGAAAATAACCTGTTAGATGACACCAAATTTTAATAAACATTAAAAAGTTTATATTTATATGTGTTAGTTTATAGACGTAGGTTAAATATAGGGTAAATAAATGAAAAAAATAAAACATTCCAAAGTTAAGAATACTGGAGTGTTGTTTGAGCTTTTAGTAAGACAAATAACATTAGAGGTACTTAATGGAGATAAGACTGAAAATGCAAAACATATAGTAAAAGAGTTCTTTGCTGCAGGCACTGAATTAAATAAAGAATTACGTCTTTATGATTTACTATTAAAAGAGAAATACAATTCGGAAAGTAAAGCCGAAATGTTTGTAGATACTGTATCCCAAGCTCATACAAAGTTAAATGAAACTAAATTAACAAAAGAAAAATATAATCTTATTAAAGAGATAAATTCTAAATTTGATTTAGAAAATTTTCTTTCTTCTCCAATAACTAACTATAAGGTATTAGCATCAATATATAAAGTATTTGAATCTAAAAAATCTGAAAACTATGATATTAAGGATGTATTTAATTCTAAAATAACCCTAATTGAAAACATTATATCAAGACCTACTTTAGCAAAAACTAACAACTCAGAAGATTCTAAATTAATAGAATCATACAAACAGCAAGATAAAGACCTAAGATTATTAACCTATAAGATTCTTGTTGAAACTTTCAATAAAAAATATACAAATTTAGATGACAACCAAAAAGGATTGTTAAAAGAATATATTAACAATATGTCAAATACAACTAAATTTAAAGAATATGTTTCAATTGAATTACCTAAAATTATTAGTAATTTAAAAGAAATAAAATTAAAAATTAAAGATAAAGTTACTACAATAAAATTATCTGAAACTATTTCTATTTTAGATAAAATGAAATTTGGCAAAACTGTAACTGATAATCAAGTTTCATCTATAATGCTTTCTTATGAACTAATCAAAGAATTAAAATCAAAGGTAAATGGATAATATTAAGTTGAAAAATACTATTAGAGAAATAATTAAAGAAATTCAATTAGAAGAAGCAAAAGATTGGTTAAAAAACGATGTTCCTGCAAATTCTAAAAAACCTTTAGAAATGAAACCAACTGCAGCTGATACAAAAGATGATGGTGCATTAGCTGATGTTAGTGGTATGGTATTAGCTAAAGATGATGAAGAAAAGACTTTAAAAGAAAATCGTTGGTTAGCACTTAAAAAAGAAGATGGTTCTCCAAAAGCTAAAATAAGTAGAGGTATTACAAGTATTCATAATCAATTAACCGAAGTTGAAAAATTTGTTAATTGGTATTCTAAATTAAAGACTGAAAACGGACTTAAGAAAGAAGATTACTATAAAAGAACTAACAAAAGTTTATATAAAATAAAAGAAAGATTAATGAACCTTTCGGAAAAAATAAGAGGATTATAAAATGCCAGCAGTATCTAAAGCACAACAAAGATTTATGGGTATGGTTCATGCTGTACAAAAGGGAGACATGAAAGCCCCTTCTAAAGAAGTTGAAAAAGCTGCAGATTCTATGAGTGATAAAGATGCAAAAGATTTTGCATCAACTTCACATAAAGGTTTACCAAATAAAAAAGAAAATATGAACACAACTATTAGTAAAAATAGATTGAAAGAAATTGTAAAAGAAGTAATGACTGAAGAAAGTGAATATCAAGCATTTTTTGCTAAAGCATTAGCTAAAGCTGGAAAAAGTATTACTGATATGTCAGATGATGAAAAGAAAAGCTTTTTCAATAAAATTGATTCAGCATGGAATGGTAAAGGAGAAAAGAAAGTTGATGAAATGAGTGGTACTGGTGGGGTGGCAGGATATAATACTCCAGCAGCATTTAGTAAAGATGCAAATCAAGCTAAGA